GCCGATCCTGTTGTTACTCCAAGTGCCGATCCTGTTGTTACTCCAAGTGCCGATCCTGTTGTTACTCCAAGTGCCGATCCTGTTGTTACTCCAAGTGCCGATCCTGTTGTTACTCCAAGTGCCGATCCTGTTGTTACTCCAAGTGCCGACCCTGTTGTTACTCCAAGTGCCGACCCTGCTGCTACTCCTGTTAATACTATTGAAGATATCCCAGACTTAACACAAACACAAGATGAAGCTCCTAGTGAACCTACTACTGAAACAGTTGATGTAGCAGATATAGTTGATGTTGGTGCTGACGCTACAACTGAAGTAGCTACTACTGTTGGTTCTACAGTTCCAACTACAGTTCCAACTATAGGTCCAACTACAGGTAATACACCAGTACAATCAGGTGGTCATTATATTACCGGATTTTCTTATCGTAAAATGTATGCTAAATTTTAATCCATTTTAGATATTTTTTTTTCAATCTTAGAATACTCAGATGTATTATATAATACATTACAATTTAACCAAAATGTATAAAACAAAAATAAACCTAAAAATTGATATAATGTTATTATATTAAACATTTTTAATACAAATATAAAAAAACAAGCAATCATAAATATTTTACCTTCAATTGTTTTTCCAAAATCTAATAAATTTTTTTCTAATTCTATTTCTTCTGTTAAATTAAATACTGAATTACCCATAATTTATTATATAATTACTTTTATATATAATTTATATATATTATCATTTATTATTTGTAATATATATAGGATTTACTTGTACAACACCTAATAAATTAGCATTTTCCATTCTTATTTTACGAGCAATTATAGCCAATGTTTTTTTTAATTTTTCATATTTTTTTAATATATCATTATATGTTTTCTCAAATACTTTTATTTCATTTTTTTTTAAATTATAATTTAATTCTATTTTTTTTATTTTCTCTAATATTTTTTTTATAAATATTGGACATTTTTTACGTCTTCCTAAATTTTTTACTTGTTTTATTGTATTTATACGAGTAAATGAAGGATTTATATGTGTAAAATTTTTATCATTACACATTGGACAATTTGAATGACCTGTTCTAAACCAAGTCATTATACATTTACAATGAAAACTATGTCCACATTCTAGTGTATATTTATTATTCTCATTTTCTATATTTTCATGGCAAATTACACATATATTATTTTCCATATTACTTAAAATATTTATTATTTCCCTTTTAAACTTATTCACATCTATCACTTAACCATTTATCTTTTAATAATTCATTTACATTACTCCTTTTATCAGGATCTATTGATAATAATTTTAATAAAAAGTCTGTTATTTCTTCAGATTCTTCTTGTTCAAAATTAAATTCATCTACTAAAACATTCAAAATTGTATCTTCCTCTAAAAATAATGGTGAAAATCTTAATCTTCCTTTATAATCAAAATAATTTTCATAATATTTACCTTTTTTAAATACTTTTCCTGGAAATCCATCTAATATTATTTTCATCATACATAGTAATAAAAATTCTATTTGAGTTTTATCATTTTCATTTTCATATGAATCTGATGAAAAACCAGATGAACAATCAGACCCATCCTCATAATATCTTGTATAATCAAATAAACATATTCCTGTTATTAATTCAAATACTATACATCCTACAGCCCATATATCAATTCCTGTACCATATGGTAATCCTATTATACATTCTGGAGCACTATAATCAATTGTCCCTATTCCAAAATTACATTTATCATTTGTATAATGAGAAGTACCAAAATCACATATTTTTATATTAATATCCTTATTATATTTTATTTCCTCTACACTTTTTTCTATTAAAATATTATCTAATTTTATATCTGTATGAACTATATTTTTACTATGTATATGTTTTAAACCTTCTAATATTTGATATGTTATTTTTTTCGATAAACAATGTGGCAAACATCTCACTAAAGATGTTCCATCTGTTTCTGATTGAGATTCTTCACTATCAATATTACTATATTTAAATAATCTTTTTAATATATGTAAATCGCAACCCATTATATCAACCACCATACATAAATGTTTCGCATTATTATTACCATTTTTAAATATAAATGAATCTTCCATATTTATTATATATGGATGTTTTCCTATTTTTTTTAATATTTTTATCTCATTTTGTCCTATTTCTTCATCAGATTTATCCGATTTTGTTATTTTTATAGCATATTTTTTTTTATTCAAACTTACCTGCCATACCGAAGAATATGAACCGTCTCCCAATATTTTATCTACTGTATATTTTTTTATTTTATCATTTACATTTAATACACATAAACCACCCTCCTCAAATTCATGTTCATTATCCTCTACATCATTTTTATTTTCATCTAAATCATTTTGTGTAAAATTATATGGTTCTGATAACATTTTAAATTATATTATTTTAGTTATTATTTTTTTAAATAAATATGTATCTATATAAATAAATATAAATAAATATAAATAAATATAAATATATATTTATGAAAACAAATATAGCTATTTTTAGTTCAGGATCAGGTAATTCTTCTAAAAAATTATTAGAAAATATTAATAAATTAAATAGCACTATTAATCTTATTATTACAAATCGTTCAGATTCTTTAATTATAGAATTAGCAAAAAAATATAAAATTTCTTATATTTATTTACCTAAAAAAAAAAATATTTCAAATATTGATTATGATACTCAATTACTAAATATTCTTAAATTATTTAATATAGATTTCATTTTTTTAATTGGTTATATGAGAATTATTACACCTATATTAATAAATACTTTTAAAAATAAAATTTTTAATATACATCCTTCATTATTACCAAAATATAAAGGATTAATGGATTTAGATATACACGAATCTGTTATTCAGAATAATGATTTATGTACCGGTTGTACTTTACATATTGTAGATGAAATTGTAGATACAGGTAAAATTATTTTACAAAAGAAATTATCAGTTTCTACTAAAGATAAATATGAATTAAAAAAACAAATACAAATTTTAGAAAATGAATGTATATTTGAATGTGTTCAATCAATAGAAAATAATACTCTTCCAATAAATTAATATTTTTATTTTAATATTTATATATTATATAAATATATAATGTCATATCAAATCTCACAAAATAAAGGCCCCAAAAAAATGGGTCATATGGGTATGAAAAAACCTCATATTAATACTGATAATATTATGTCTGTAGGTGACACTGGTAAGGGACCTCTTTCACCTTCAACTGAAAAATATTCTACTAATATTGATACTTTTTTAGATAATGATACTAATTCTACATTTGGTGCTCCATATACCTTTGAGAATAATTCATTAAGAAATTATTCAAATAAATTTATGGAAAATAATAAAAAAAATAATAATAATAAACCAGAGTATAATCCCGATTTATTATTAAAACAAATGAATAATGATATTAATCAAAATGAATCTTTTAACTCAGATTTATCTTCAAATGAACAAGATATAAGTAATAATAATAATAATAATAATAATAATAATAATAATAATAATAATAATAATAATAATAATAATAATAATAATAATAATAATAATGAATTAATAGGTTACGATAATTTATTTTCTAATTTTGATAATTATGGAAATAATAGAGATATATCATTAGTAAATAATGATATTATTAATACCTTTCAAAATAGATTTATAAAATCTTCTAATAATCAATTACAATATGATATTGATGCTACAGGTTCTAGTGTTTCAAATAAAATTAATGGATCTAATTTAAATAATTTAGATACATTTCAATCTGTTAATTAATTATTATGAGCACAAATAATTTTACATTTTTTATGAACTTTTGTTGTTCTTATTTTTTTTTCAAAAGGAACAAAATATATTACTGTTTTAGGTTTTACTCTTCTACCACTATTATGTTCTAATTTATCACATCCAATATGTGTATTTTTTTTATTTTTATTTGAACAATCCGCTCTAAAATGTTCATAAAAATCACGTACTTCTTCATAACTTAAATTTGATTTTTTATTTAACATTTTATTTACACTTTCATGTAAATTATATATAAATCGTGAAAATGTTTCTCTATTTTTCATTATACCAGCCTTATTTTTAAAAAAATTTAATCCTTCTAAATTTTTTTTCAAATTATCTCTACAAGATTTACAAGGTAATATAAATTGTAATAAAAATATAAAATAATAATATGAATTCTCTATTTGATTTTTTATAAAATTATTTTTTTTATTATATTCTGTTGGATTTACGGGATAATTAAATGATATTATATGTAAAAAATGCCATAATAATGGACCCCATATATATGTAATCATTCCATAATCCGATTCATATTGTTTTTGTGTAAATGTTAATTTCATATACATTATTACAACAAAAAAACATTAAATTTTATTTTATTTTTCTTTTTTATCTAATAATATATTACATAAATATAATTATAGATTTAATAATTCAAATTTATTTATAATTTCTTTTTTATAATTTTCTGGAATATATTCCATATCAATTAATTTTCTATTTCTCTCCAAATTTTCACAAATTTTTTCATCTTCACATTTTTTTTTTAATTCATCTTCATTTGTTATATATTTCATTGCTGTTTTTGGTCCTAATTTTGTATGAATCGCAAATATATTATCAGAATTATCACCTATTAATATTTTCATCATTAAATCAGTATTTCTATCTCCTGAAGATTTTTCTCTTAAACTTTTCATTTTCATTGTATATATTTGAACATTATCATTATACAATAATTGTAAATAATCATGATCACCTGTTATTATATATATTTTATTATTCTCATATAAATTTTTAGTTAATACACCAATTATATCATCTGCCTCACATCTATCATTCTCTAAATATGTATATTTATCCATTAAATTATTATATACATATATAAAGAAATCCCCTACTTCATTATTTACCTTTCGTGATTGTTTATATTGTGGATAAATCTCATTTCTCCAAATTTCTTTTCTTCTACAATCTCGAGCAAATATAATTTTTACGTCTTCAGGTAATCTTAAATTTTTTTTTATTTGATTTAATTTTATATCAAAATTTGCAAAACTTTCCAAAAATTCTTTATTATTTATTAAATCTGTAGTATCTTTTTTCTGAAATTCAAAATATTTTTTTCTAGCATAATACAAGTAAAATATAAAATATGATAAATCAATAAATAAATAGGTTTTCATTATAATAATAATAATTATAAAATTAATTTAAAAAAAAATCAATTTTATAAACTTTATTTATTATTGTGTTAAATTTAAAGATTTAATTATGTATTTATTATTATATGGGTGGTTGTCTAAGTTCAGATACTGGTTCAAAAAAACCTTCTTTAGAAAGTAATCGTTGGAGCGACTGTAATTTAGATGAATTCGAAAAAAGAGTTAATCCTTTAATCGATAATATTAAATTAAGTAAATATAAAAGAAATATTCTTAAAAAACGTTATACTAAATTAGTTATTTTTTATGAAAATAATGCTGCTGATATTAATAGAAAATATAATATATGTAGAGTTATTATTTCTGTTGGTTCTATGATTTTACCTACTTTACAAACTATTCAAAATAATGAAACTGTTGTTGCTTATAAAGATGAAATTTTTTGGGCCGCTATTGGCACTTCATTAAGTGTTATGATTTCTAATAACTTAATATCTATGTTTGCTTTAGATAGAAAATATATTATGTATGCTGTTACTGCTGAAAAATTAAAAGCCGTCGGATGGAAATATTTTGAATTATCTGATATGTTTTGTACCAAAACACATCTCGAAAATTGGGTACTTTTTTGGAACGAAGTCGAAAAAATTAAACGACTACAAGTTATTGCCGAATTTACTGACGATAGTGATAAAAATCACGAACCTAATCCTGCTCATGCACAATCTCCAGATAATAGTGATAATGATGATAGTGATAGTGATAATACTCCACGTTCACCCGATACACCACCCCCTAAATCTAATAGAAAAATACCACATTCCAGTAGAAAACATAAAAATAAATCTAAATATAATCCAGAAGTTGATGAAGAAGATGATTATAATAAAAATAATGTTGTAATTGATTTACAACAAATTCCACAAACTCGTAATGAATCTATACAAGTCGCACAACAAACTTTTAAACAAAATTTTAATGAATCTTCCTTAAGAACTTCTATTGAAAATAATATCACTGAAAATGTTAATAATATACAAGAAAATATAGAAGATAATGTAGATGAAACTTTAGGTGATTTAGGAAAAGAAATTCATTCCAATTTAAAAAATAAAAATGAGTAAAAATATATTACATATAATATGGATATTGAAAGAAAAAAAAAAGGAAAAAATTTTTATTATGTAAAAAAAAATAAAATTATTAATAATCCTAAAATTTTAGATAGAATTAAAAAATTAGTTATTCCACCCGCATGGACTAATGTTTTAATTGCCACTAATCCCAATGATAAAGTACAATGTACTGGTTATGATGATAAAGGACGTAAACAATATAAATATAATACTGAATTTGTTCAAGAACAATCTGATATTAAATATTATGATACATTAATTAAATTTGGTAAAAAAATTAATACAATACGTACAGATATTGATACATTATTACGAAAACGTATTTGGGATGTCGAAAAAACTACCGCATTTGTTATTTATATTATTGATAAATGTCATCTTCGTGTTGGCAATGAAAAATATAAAAATGATAATGCTAGTTATGGTATTTCTACTTTAGAAAAAAAACATATTAATATTAAAACAACCACTATTTATATTGATTTTATCGGTAAAAAAGGTGTAGAAAATAGTTGTAAATTTAAAGAAAAAAAAATGATTAGTTTATTTCGTTCATTAGATAAAGAATTTAATCCCAAATCAAATGATAGTTTTTTCAAATATTATGGTTGTAATAATAATATTTATACCATTACTAGTTGTCATATCAATGATTTTCTTAAACAATATGGCGATTTTTCTGCTAAAAATTTTAGAACCTGGACAGCTAATGAATATATTATTAAATATCTTTATTCCGAATTACAAGAATTACAAAAAAATGATGAATTAGATAAAATATCTAATAGTAAATTAACTAAACTTATTAATAAAACTATTGATAAAGTCTCTGATGAATTAAATAATACAAGAGCAATATGTAAAAAAAGTTATATTTGTAATGATATTATAGATGATGTTAAATATGATCCTGTAGAATTTATTAATAAAATAAAACATTATGGTAAAAGTAAACTTAAAAATTGTACTCAACTCGAATCCATTTTATTAAAATTATTATTAGAATACAAAAATAATTAAAAATTAAATCATCATCTTATTTTTATTTTTACAAAATATCTTATCTAAATTTTAATTTATTTTTTTATAAAATAACATATATATATCTGACTTATCTATATTATTAATATCAACTTCACTAATATTATCATCATTAATATGATACCATTTATTATTTCTCAAATATTTTATATAACTTGTATAATGACCACAAAATAAATGATTTCCATAATGAACTATTATTCCATATAATTCTAATTTAATATTATCTATCTCAAATAATTCAGGATATTCAATTACATCACTTTTTTTTTCTCCAAAATTTGTATATCTTTTTAATGTCACCACAAATACATTCGGTATTTTTAATATTGTAAATCTTTTTTTTGCCTTATTTTCCGTCTTACATTTCTCACAAGTATATGTTATATCATTTTCCCACGATAAATGTGATTTTAAACAATTTATCATTGATGAATTTACTAATTCCAATTTTAAACTTATATATGGATTATATGATAATGAACTATGACCACATTCTACACATTGAATTTCTGATTTATATTGACCATAAAATTCACTATTTATATAACTATGTTTATTTTTAAAATTTAAATCCCATTGTTTATTATTTGTTCCATCTATTTCCATACATGTTTCCTCATATAATCGAGTTATTATTTTTTCATAATATTCATCTGGATCATTTTGTTCATTTAAATTCATTTTTTCTATATGTGAAAATTCCACCACAAATTTTTTTGGTCCTATTATACAATTTTGACCCCATACTATTTCCATTAATTCCTCTAACTCTTTTAATAATATATTATCCTCAAAATCTCCATTTAATGTATATTTTTTATTTAATATATAATCTGCCAAATAATTATTATTAAATAATATCTGTAATATACTATTTAAATAACAAGTTGCTCCAAAATTTTGTAGTCCACATAAACCACCTTCATATTTTTGGACATCAAAAGACATATAGTTATATATATATAAATTTATATATTTCAATTTTAAATATATTTATTTTTAATTTAAATATTATTCATTTAACTATTATTTAATATTATTATTTCACTTTTTTTTTGTAAATCTTTTTGTAATTCCTTATCCTCACTATATTTATCACGAAATTTCTCCATTACTCTTTTTGTTTCCCCTGATATTTTTGAACCATTTTCACCTACACCCGCATAATGATCTTCCAATAAATAATATTTATCATCTACCAATGTTTCCAATGTTTCTTTTTTATCTTGTAATTCCCATTTATCATTTTTTCTTACTTTTATATATGGCTCTTTTTTATTTGTTATTTTTATATTATGATTTTCTGGATGTTGTGGATTAAAATGAATATTTTCTATTAATTTAGGTATTGCTGTAAAAGCTCCTTGTAATAAATTATTCAAATAATCATTTTTTAAATATTCCGTATTTTCATTTCCATAATTATTTATATTTATTGTATTATGAATTGTATTATGACTATTTGTCATATTTGTTGTATTATTATTTGTTGTATTTACACCATTTTTACTTAATTCTATCAATAAATCTTCTATTTTATCTTTTAATCCTTCATATTCTTTTGTCATTATCGCTTTTTCTTTTTCTAAAACTTCTATTTTTATATCTTTTTCATGTTTTTCTTCCTCAAATATTTTTTTTTGTTTACAACATTTTAAATGTTTTGTCAATCCTGTTTTTCTAGTGAACGTTTTTTCACAATATTGACACATATTTTTTTTAGGTGCTAAAAAGTGCTGTTTGGGTGCTGTTTGGGTGCTGACTGGGTGCTGTTTGGGTGCTATTTGGGTGCTGTTTGTTGAATTTTCTTGGGTGTCAAAAAGTGCTGTTTGGGTGCCAAAAGGTGCTATTTGGGTGTCGTTTAGGTGCTGTTTTTTATTTTTTTTTAAATTATACATTTTATACAACATTTCTATACTAGTATCTTCTAGTACAGGATTACATATATTTTTTCTTTCTAAATGAGTTATAAAATTTGCTTTGTGTTTTGTTTCATATCCACAACGGAAACACCTATAATTTACCATTATATTTATTATAATATTTTAATTTTTAAATACTTTAATTTGTTGAATTTTTGTTGAATTTCGTTGAATTTTGTTGAATTTTGTTGAATTTAAAAGTGCTCAAAAACGTTGAATTTTGTTGAATTTTTGTTGAATTTTTGTTGAATTTTTGTTGAATTTCGTTGAATTTTAAAAAAGGGGGGGGGAAG